CAAGTGGCCGCCGCAGACCTTCTCAATGCCCGCCATGGCCTGCTCCTGGCACAGGCCGACGCAGAGTGGGCCGCCGCCCGCATTCACGCCTACGAGGCCCGCATTGAGCGCCTGTCACGCTACCCGGGGGCGCTATGACCCGCGACACCTTGATCGACCTCTTGCTGGTGCCGCTGCTCGGCTATGGCGCGGTGTGCTGGATTGCATTGCTATGCTAACGCTGCACATCAAGACCTTGAAGGACGGCAGGCGGCATGTACTGATTGAGCTTGACGCACTGGAGCCATTGCCGGTCGCCCCCGTGAAGCTGCACGCCTTCTACAGGCTCAATGAGCCACACGACGAGATTGTGCAAGGATTTCACATCAGCAACCCGCAGCGTGTTTGCTGGGACTCACTCTCACAGAAATGGATTGACGCATGAGCGGAGCAATCAAACTGTCAATTTGTCCAGGCTGCAACCAGATCCGCATTCGCAGCGAGTACCACACCAACCCGGCCACAAACAATGTATATCCTCGGTGCCGCTACTGTGGTAATCCTGCAAAACGCAAGGTTGCCGAACGTGTGTGCATCACCTGTGGTGTTTCAAAGCCAATTCGTACCGGGTTCACTGAGCCCCGCACAAAGCGCCGCGCATATTCTGAATATTCGCTTGATTGCAAAGAGTGTAGAAAAAAGGGCAACGTCACGCGCGCTCAAATGTCGGAGTCACAAATTGCCCGGCAGGCAAAGCGCAAAGCATCCGAACCCGCACAAAAACCCACCCCCCTACCAAAACTCACCGGGAACGCTTGGTTCGACCTGGGCGCTTCTGAGCGACCGGCATGGTAGCCTCATTGATCCACCGCGCGGCCTGCGCCTGCAGCGCCTTTGCGCTAGCATAAAGCCCCATCTTGGCCAGCACCAGCGCCTTGTCATTGGCCTCGCGGGCTTTGTTCAGTAGCTCAAGGGTATTCATGCTCGTACCCCAATGCTGGTCAGTTGATCCATCGAATATTTACGCCCAATCTCGGCGGCGCCCACAATGGCCTCCAGCCCCGAGCCCGGCCTGATAAATAACTGCGGGCGGCGGCCGTCAGGTTGCACCGGGTTCGTACACCGACCGTCCGGCAGCCCCGGGTGCAGCACGTAGCCCATTTCCACCAGCATTTGACGCCGACGCTGCGGGCTGATCTTGGCACCCATGTGCATATCTTCAAGCAGCCGGTCGACCATCGCTGTGCTAACCCACCCCCCTATAAATCCAGGCAGGCCTGCCGCCACCGCCTCGGCAATGTGTTGCTCTACGCTGCCCATGCTCTCCACTATCGCCGCCGCAGTGGCCGTGGTATCGGGCGCCCGGTGCATGCCCCGTGTGGGGTCAAATTCGGGCTCAATTGGGTAAGTGTGCAGCAACTCCGACACGATGGCGAACCCCCCGCCCAGCTTGAGCCAGTCATAGAGTCGCGGGAAATAGTCACCCCCCATTCCGTCACGCACAATGTCGGCCCGCGACTGTTGGGCGCTGAATAGCAGGCAGAAGCGCCGGGCATTGTCAGCCGTCTTGCGGATCGCATTTTTGTAATTCGTCGTGGTCATCAAATTACAGCAAATCTCCATGCTCATTTGGTCGACACCTTTGGCCTGTATCTGGATGCCAGCGCCCCCCGTGATGATGCCGTACAACTGGCGTATCACTTCCTCTTGGTGTTCGGCCACACGCAATTCCTCGACTGCCAAAAATACCTTGTTGGCCAAGAACGCATTGAAGTCGCTGGCCAGTCCTTTGGCGTCCACCCAATGCGTGTAATGCTGACCCACTGCCTCGGCCACGCACATGCTGAATAGCGTCTTGCCGTTGCCCTCGGCACCTTGCAGCACCGGGCACCATGCAAATTTCTTGCCCACATGCTGCACGCAGGCTGCCATGTAGCTTAAATAAATCTTGCGGTCGCGGTCGTCAGGCAGCACACGGCGCAAGTGCTCAAGGAACGGTGTCACGTCACCCACACTGCGAGCGATCTTGGCTGGCCACCAGGTGTTAACGTAGGTTCGCCCGGCACTCTCAACGATGGCGCCCGGGGCAACGGCGGGCTTGAAGCACGTCGCGTCAGCCCGCGCAACTGTCAGCGCCTGCGACTGGGTGAAGGCCTCCCATGCGTCACGGGTAGTGCGGTCATTCTGGTTGTCCATCATGAAGGTGTACCCCCCATGCGTGACGCGGAACTGCTCGGGCTTTTCAAGGTAGCCGCCTGGCGTCAGCACGCGATTCATGCTGTGGACCCAAACGCACCCTTTGAAGTGGGTAATCTGGTCGTCGACCCCAAGGAACGTGTTTCCCGCCTTGCGCACGGGCACAGGCGCTTCGATACCGACGGCGGAAGGCCCTGGTGGCGGTTCGGGCAATTTATCGGTCAGAACGCCCCCTGGCCGGGCCAGCACCTCGCATATGCTGCGAGGCAAGTAATCCTCACGATCCCATTTTTCCCGAACCAGCTTACTCTGACGCATCAAGCGGTCGATGCGGGCACCATCCTTGCCCGTCCAGAATGACAGGTGCGCAATCAGCGCCGCGTCGGCGCCGCTGGCATCGTACAGCCGCGACGGGTCGGGGAATGCCACTCTCAGCGCCTCGGTATCGCAGTTCCACAATTGAGCAAAAGTGGCCCGCTGGCCAAACACTGCGCCAGCCCCGCCACTCTGCAACGCCCGGCGCAACAGGTCGGAGTCATCTTTCGGGCCGCGCCACTCGGGCACCGGCCCTGCCGTCAGTTCAAACGCCCCCGTGTGGCCACCGACGCCAGGTGGGAAGTAGTCGGCTACCAATCCAGCCAGCGCGGGCGTGTGGTCCGTCGCGGCATCGCCGCGGGCATGCGTGCCCGTGAGCGCAACGAACCTGCCCTCGGTGTACAACTCAAGCCCCAGCGCAGTATTTCTGCAACTGTGAGGCGGGCAAACCCCCGTCCCAAATAGATGTAATCCGGTTCCGCTTTGTGACACCTCCACGGCAGCCCCGGCAAACTGCTGGCAAATGCGTTGCGCGAGGGGCGACCACGCCCCATCCACATAGCAGTGGTCAATATCAACGAACCAAAACGGGTCGCGCTCGGTAAATACAAATGCCGTCCCATAATTTGGCCCCAAAAGTAGTGCTGCCGCACGGGCGGTCGGTGCGTCAACCCAGTGTGTTTGATCGTGCGCGCTGACCACATGGCCAGCAATATTGCACGGGTATTTTGCGGTCTTGGTACCGTTGGGCGCCAGCACGTAAAGCATGAATTGGCGATAGCTTTCCATCGCCGCGAATGGTGATCCCATGGCCTACCCCAACGTGGCAACGGCGGCGGCCTTCAATTCTGCGGTGGCCTTGAGCGCGTGACGATCCTTTGCCACCAGCCCCTGCACCAGCACCGCCAAATTCTCCGTTCGGATAGCCTCGCGCATCACATGGCGGCGCATTTGCTCCATGGTGCCTAGGTGGTACGACACCAGGCTCGGCGTCACCTTGGCATGTTCCGCAATCGCCTCGCGGGTGATATGCCGGTAGTCGGCCTTGGCTGCCAGTTTCATGGTGCTGTTAAGGATCTGCACTCTCGTGGTTTGCTTCATTTGCAACGCGGACAAGCCGCCCAATTATTTGTGGTGTAAATGTGACCGCACCGGCCACAACGTAAGGTAATGTACATTAAATTGACGGCCCGGTCAAAGTGGCTTCAATGAAGATTTGCGCCTGGATGGCATTGATTGCATTGCCATAACCGCGCAATCGTCCCACTCGGGCGGCAGCCCCATTAGCCAGCGGGAATGTTCCGGGTTCAACTGGCCGCCACTTGCCGTCGCGGCAGTGGAGCCAATCAGCAGCTCGCCAGAAGCCGTTAACCGGGCCGGGCCCACGCTCTTCGCCATCGCGCCCAGACTCTGCAATGTGGCGCGCTGCCGCAATCCGTCGCCCCTGTTCTGACTCAACGCGCCCGGTGTGGGCCAACCCGCCAACTGCATCGCTTGCGCCGTCAGCGTGTCCGCCACTCCCCGGGAGTGGCGCATTCCCGCGCTCTCCGAATCCTCTGCTCTGGGCGTGGCCCAACTTGCCAAGGTTGCCTGCCGCGGTAACTGGTCCAGCCGTGAGCGTGTCGAGCCATCCGGGTTTGTCCCCGTTGTCGCCATGCCCTCCGAGTCTTTGTAATCCCTTGCTGCCGGTGTCACCCAGGGTGACACCGGCAGAGAAGGCGCCCCAGTAAAGTCTGTCTCTGATGTGCGGCGCACCGACGCCCGCAGACGGAAACGGGACCGCCCCGAAGGCGTAACCCAGGGCTTCCATGTCAGTGTGTACAAGGTCGATCCAAG